AGTTGTAATTCTTAGATATGCAGACACACGCACAATCACTATTGGAGCAGGTTTAACTGGTACTGAAAGCGCAGCTAGTGGTGGCTATAAGAGAGCCACAATAACCGCAGGTACAGGAAACGTGAGTTGGGCATAATGGCACATTACGCATTCTTAGACGATAACAGTATTGTTACTGAAGTCATTACTGGCATTGACGAGACTGAACTTATTGAGGGTTTAACGCCCGAAGAATGGTACGGAAACTTCAGGGGTCAAAAGTGTGTTCGTACTTCATACAATAACGAGATTCGTTTTAACTATGCTGGCATTGGTTTTACTTATGATCCAATCGATGATGCCTTTATTGCTCCAGTTCCATGTGAGCATCCTGAATTACTACTCAATGACTTAAAGCGCTGGGAGTGTGCAACTTGTGAAACCCGTACTCTGTAAAGCGGGACAACAGTTAAGGGAGCAATTTGATGACACGTTCCCAGATCGTGATAGACGTTCCGATGGATGGATTGGCGATACACGCCATTCAGCGCGCCCTAGTGACCACAACCCTGATATCCAATCTGGGACTGTTCGCGCCATTGACGTTGATAGAGATATCTCTGGTTCAGCCAAACCCGACCTCATGCCCGACATTGCGGATCAGATTAGACTCTGTGCCAAGGCAGGCGATAAGCGCATTTCCTACATCATATTCGAGGGACGGATTGCTTCATCTCGCATGGGCTGGCGTTGGAGAAAATATACGGGAAGCAACCCGCACAATCATCATTGCCATATTTCTTTCACTAAGAAGGGCGATGCAGATGGCTCGTTCTTTAATATCCCAATGAT